GGGCCGACCTCTCCGGGGCCGTCCTCTCCAGGGCCAACCTCTCCGGGGCCAACCTCTCCGGGGCCAACCTCTCCTGGGCCGACCTCTCCGGGGCCTACCTCTCCGGGGCCAACATCGAACTTGATTTGCTGAATAAGTTCTTGCCAATAGCTTGCCCGGAAGCTGGCAGTTTTATCGCGTGGAAAAAATGCTGCAAAGGTACGATCGTGAAGCTTGAAGTGCTGGAGGATGCCAAACGCTCCAGCGCATATGGACGAAAGTGCCGCTGCTCTGCCGCCAAGGTGCTGGCTATAGAGAACGCGGACGGAACAATAAGCGATCTTCAGGAAGTCGGCAGCGTGTATAACCCGGAGTTCGTTTACAGGATCGGCGAAATTGTACGTGTTGACGATTTTGACGAAGACCGCAGAAACGAGTGCGCACCGGGGATTCACTTCTTCGTCACGCGACAGGAGGCGGTGGATTATGTCTAACAGTAAGATCAACCCGCGCCGTAAACCGGCGACTCAGGAGGATGTCAACCGTGCATGGGGCGAGGGTGTCATCGAGGGTATTCGCTGTATGGAGGCAATCACGCTCAACTGCCTGTGTGACAAGTACGCGGACCAGGTGGACGTTGCGCAGTTCTGGAACGATCTGAATAAGCTGTCAGAGTCTTATGCTGAGGGCCGCTTCACGATACCTGACATCCGCAACATGCTCAAAGAGGAATACCGGGTCTTGCTTTTGGCAGGGCCGTCAAAGGCAATCTATAATAACAGGAGGAAAAAATGAAAGAATTTACTGTAAAATGTGACAGACCAGAAGACATCCACATCGCCATTCTTCAGACGATAGCCGAGTTCCTCGGCGGTGAAGGAACCGTCGAGCGTATCGAAAAACTGGGCGTATGCCAGCATAAGATCATGGAGCTCATGGATGCGCACCGGCATATCCCGCGCTCCGTCGTCAAGGAGTACAATAAGATCATCAGCGAACTGTACCCGAAAGGGCACGAGTAAGGGAGGGCTTTCGCCCTCCCTTTTATTTTGGCTCGTAGTTGGAAAAACTGGTTTTCCAGTTGTCCCCGAGCATGTCCCAGAGCTGGTTCTTCTGCTCCGTGGACATCGTGGTGTTCTTGGAAAGCCAACTGTATACATCGGCCTGCTTGAACTTCCCGTCGTGCTTTTCGCCGTCCATCAAAGCGATTGCGTCCATGTATTCCTTTGGGGACATGCCGACTTCACGCATGAGGTCATACGCCGGTTTTCTTGTATCTGACAGCGCACTTTCGGCGAGAACGTCGAGGTCTTCAGTATTTAGCCCTGCTGTAACATACTGCTCAAAGCTCGTATTTGTCCAGCCGTTGAAAGTTTTTCGTTCTTTTTTGGCTTCCGCTTTGAAGCGTTCTGTCGCCGCCAGATATGCGGGCACATTGGAAAGATCCGAAATCTTGGCGTACTCGTTTTTTACCGTGACGCCGTTCGCATCCCGAACCTTCTGCAAAGCCGTGGCATCTGCAAAGGCGTACAGATTGTGGATGGTCTCCGCCCGCTGCTCGTCTGTGAGGTTCTTGTAGTCACTGCTCTGGATGAACTCACGAACAAGCTCAAGCTTCTTCTGCCCGGATTCCTTGCTGAAATCCAAATACTCGTCCGGCGTCATGACGATGCCGTCGCCGATTGTATCGCTGCGGCTTCGCTTCTGCGGGAACACGTCGGGAAAACCTTCCTTGCCTTTGTTGTCGCGGTAAAGCCGCTCCAACTCTGCGTCAACGTCGGTGCTTCTGTCCTTCCCGGTGTACGTCGGATTGAGCAGGGCGTTGAAGGCACGTTCGCCTGCGCCGCCGTTGGACTGTGTGCGGCCCCATGCGTCCACATAATCCTGCTGGTTGTAGTCAATGCCTGGGATCTTGGCGCTGTACTTGCCGATCTTGTACTGGTTCTTGCCGAGGAAGCGGTCAAACGCTGTCGCGTCTGCGCTCTTGGTATCGCTGTACGTTGTCTGCCTGTTGCGCTCTGACATTTGCTCAAGCTGCCCGAGCAGGGAGTTGGTGAGGCCCTGCGACAGATACGACAGCGCCGCATTAGTAACAAGCGCAGGCAGCCCGTCAGTATCACCGTTGAGGGAAGACAGGTCATTCAGAAAGTCGTTGACGCCGCTGAGCATGGACATCTCAAGCATAGGCTCAGATACGACGCCGAGAATGTCACCGATGGAATCTGCCGAAAATAGATTATCGCTGTATTCAAGCAGTTCGTTCAGCTTTACGCCCATGAAAAACGGAATTGCCATCGGCGCAAGCTGGGAGAGAGAGATGTACTTGTCCCCGACTTTGACGGAGTAATCCATCTCGCCCTGAAGCTTTTTGAAGTTGTTCAGCTTCTCGTCTTCATCGTCGCCGCTTGCCCTCGCACGTCCAGCCGCCGCCAGCATCATACCGGCGGCAAAGAGGGCCATGCCGGTGAGGTTCTTTGCGGCGCTGTTGATGACATCTGCGGCACTGGCGTTTCCTTTTTTCGCCTGCACTTCCGTGTAAATCGTCAAAGCTATACCGACGGGGGAATACTCGACAGCTCTGACCGCGACGTTTGCAGGCGTCTTTCTGAACGGGACGATACCCTCGGAAATCATCTTGACAACCTTTGGTGTGTCCTGCCCGCGTCCAAGACTGGAAACCCAATCAGAGACTTTGTTGGAGTCATGGAAGGTGGCCTCCTGCGATTCCTTCTTTGCAAACTCTCTCGCCGCGCTGACCTGTTCGGCGCTTGCGTTGTTCACGTCAGTGACGCCGTGCGCCTTCATCCAGCCCGCAAAAGACCGGACATAGACCTGACGCAGAAAGATTTCGTCGCCGACTTCCATAGCCCATTTGGTTGCTTTTCTTGCGCCTTCCAGACCGCGCCCAATGGTGTTGTCCCACAAGGCGTTTCCGGTCGTGCCGAAAATCTGCTGCTTTTCTCTGACGCCTTTTGCTGCCTGTCTGCCTACGTCTGCATACTTCACATCGCCCTGTATTTCGTCCATGTGGGCCTCAAAGTCTGCCGCCGCCTGCTGCCTCAGCTCCTTGCTGGTGTTCAGCGCCGTGTTGCCTTGGTACTCGCCGCCGGTCGCCGCTGCTCTTGCAAGCTCAATGACGTGCTGCGTCAGATACTTGGCGTTGGTTGCTGCCATCATGGCGGTATTGCCGACGATGTTTCTGCCCTGCGTCTTGAGGTTGCCGAGCATGTTCAGATAGCGCAGCGCCGTAAACTTGTCGCGGAACGTTGCCGGGATCTGGTCGGCGATTTCCTGTTCAATAGCGTCCATGGCGGCGGTGGCGGCCTCGTCTGTCTCGGACTCGGCGTATCGCTGTAAGGCTTCGTTGGAGACCTTGATTTCGCCGCTCTCTGTGCCGACGCCCTTCTTGACGTTTTTTGCCTTCTGCCGATTGCTAAGACTGTCGTTGAGCTTCTGCACAAGCCGGTTAACCGTTCTGATGCGGATAGAAGGATCAGCTGCAAGGATAAGCCGCCCGATCTGACCGACCTGACCGGCGTAGGTAAGTTCTGCCGCAATGTCTGCGCACAGTTCCCGTGCGGCCTCGGTCTCGCCGCGCCGTACCATCTCGTTGGCAAGCTGATAACCTGCGACAGCATATTCAGGTGCAAGCTTCGCTCCGGCTTTGGCATGCCCGATCTTTTGGTATATATCATTCTTCGCCGCGTCGTAGCCTTTGCCGACAATCTCAGCGGCTTTCTTGGCGACTTCGGCGTTGGTGAGCTGGGTGTAAAGGTCGCGGTTCTGCTCAAAACTGTTGCGCAGATCCGGTTCGGCTTTTTCGTTATTGCGCAGATTTTCGGACATGCCGCGTTCTCTCTGCGGCCCCTGCCCGTTCGTTTTCTCCGCCGTTGTCTGCTCAGATGCAGGGATAGCCCCGGCGCTCTGTTCGGTTCGGGTGCTGGCTGTCTCGGCAGGCTGCGAAGGCCCAGGCGCCGCTCCCACTTGTGGGTGCATCCGCTCCCACTCCGCCCGAAGCTCTTCCTCGGTGACGGTGCCGTCAATAAGGGAAAGCTCGTTCTGTGCAAGAAACCGCTCCCAACTGTCGGCCTTGACCCCGCCGTCGATTGCGTCCTTCGCCGCAATGTAATCGGCGTTCGCTTCGTGCCAGTCGTTTCGACCGCGCTGCCCCTGCCAGCCGTTTGTGAGCATGTCGTTCAAAACAAGCTCCACGCGCTTTGCGGCGGCATAGTTCTCCTGACCGTTGTCGGCGATGATGTCTTGCAGGCACTTCACAATCTGCGGCTTTGTCAGCCCCATATCCATGAGACGGCGAATCGGGCCGGTGATGGCGCTGCCGCGCTCCCGCTTCATGGCGCGTTCAAGTTCTGCGGCATCGGCCCTCTCCACTTCGTTGAAAAGCGCCTGCGCCTCCTCCACGTAGTAGCCGTGAAGCTGCGGATTGTCGAACTGGAAGGACTTCACCCCGGTATTGCCGACGCTCTCCGGGGTGCGGCGGTCAATGTGGTTTTCCGGCGTCCCGAAGCCCTTGGAAACCTCGCCGCCCTGCACTCTTCGCGCCTGTGTTTCCTCTGCTTCAAGCTGTCGATCTTCCGCGTCCAGCGCGTCAAACTCTTCCGAAAGCGCTGCGTCGCCGGAGTCGGCTGTCTCGCTTCGCGCCAGCGCGTCGTCAAAACGGCGCTGCCAGTCCTTTCGGCGCTCTTCCAGAGTTTTCGGCTGCTCGGTCGCCGCCTCTGCCGCCTGCGGCTGCGCTCCTGCCGCGCTCTGCGCGTTTTGTGCTGTCGGCGGTGTAATCTCACCTGTCGGCGCTTCCTGCGTCTGAGGGACGTTTTCGGGCGTTTGGGAAGTCGTTGCACTTTCCGCAACAGGTTCCGTCCTCGGCTTGAGCGCTTCGTAAAGGGGGGTTGTCGTAGCAGGCCCCTGTGCCGCATTGGTATGTGTCTGCTGTGCAGGCTGGGCAGTCTGCTGGTTCTGCTGGTTCCGTTTGTTGCGGTTCTGCGTGTAATTGTAAAGCGCATTCGGGGCAACATACGCACCGGCTGACAAGCCACCAGAAAGCGTGCCGCCGAACATGTCAAAGACAGTGTCGTCAACGAACTGCTTCCAGACCTCGCGTTCTGCGTCTTTACGGCCCACGCCATTACGCATGAGCATCCTTATGTCCTGCCGCATTTTTGACTCGCCGCCAGTGAGTCGAGCAGCAAGTTCGTCGCCGAAGAGATTGAGGACGTTCGTAAATCCTTCTTCGGTAGTCTCAATGAATGACTGTTTTGCGACGTACTGAGCAAGCCCTTTGGAGATGCCGTCATCAATGAGGTGGTCAATGCTGAACTCTTCGCCTGCTGCCTCAGCAAGACCAGCAAAGAAAGAGCCAACTGCCGCTTGCTCACGGCTCATGCCGCGCTGGATATACTCGTTATAACTGCTGTCTGCGGCCTGCCCGAAGAAGATCAGACCCGTAGAAAGCTTTGCTGCCTGCTTTGCGGCTTCGATACCGGCGGCAGTTGTCGCGCCTGCGCTGAATGCTTTCGTCAGCCCGCCGCCGTAAGCCATGCTCTGTGCAACAGATTCGACAAGCTGGTACAGGTCGCCGAGACCTTTACCGCCGAGAACGGGTATATCATCACGGAAAGAAGCGCGGTTATTCAGCCTTTCGGCATTCTGGTTGAGGAGTCTGTCGGTGTAGTCGGAGATGCTGGGCGTACTGTTGCCTGCGTAATAGCCGCCTCGCTGGTTCGTCTGGTAGATGTTGTCCAGCCAGTTAAAGAGCTTGACCGGGCCTGTAGCGACGCCACCGGCAATACCGGCAACGTCACTTGCCATGTTTCCGAGGCCCATAACGGCGTTCATAATGCCGCTTCTGCCAGCTCTGGCCTCTTTACTCATGTCGTAGTTGCTGAAGAGGTTGCCGAAGCGTTCTGCCGCCGCCGCATTCGCTTCGCTGTTGATAGCGCTGTTGATGCCGACGGCGAATTGATACGCGCTGTCTGGGCTAATGGTCATGAGGGCGAAATACTGGTTCTTTTCCTCTTGCGTCCAGTTCTCATTAGGCTCCCGGTCTGCATACTGCTGTTCTGCATAATCGCGGGCTGTCTTGTCCGTGTTGCTTTCAAGCCATCCACGGTAATCAGCGTTCGACGTGGGATCAGGCATATTCCCGGCAAGAAACTGTTCCTTCAGCGTCTTTGCGCGTTCTTCACCTTGCCGAATAATCTGCTCAGAGCCAGCGTCCTCATCCTGCGTGAGAAAGCCGGAAACATAATCTCTGTAAGCCTGCTCCTGCTCAAGCTGCCGCGTGATGTCCTCCACCATGCGGCTCGCGGTTTTGCCCTCATCCGTCACATTCCAGAGCCTGCCATAGGTGCGTTTTGCATCGTCAAGGCGCCTGTTGTAATCGGCAAGCATCGCCTTGAGGTCGTCTACCTTCGCGCCGGACTCGGTAAAAATGTCTGCATAGCTCCTGCCTCCGCTGCGGGCCTCTTCAAGCTTTTTCTCGTTCGGGCTTTTTGCCGGGGCGGAATGCTGCGCGGCATACTGCTGTGCGCGCTGGATTTTTGCCTGCTCTGCCTGCGCCTCTTCCAGCGCCTTCTTCGTGGCCTCGATTTCCTCGCTGTTGTCGCCGCTGCTTCTTCCACGGAAAAGCATATGCAGCAAAGGCGCTTTCTCCTGCAAAAGCCGGTCGGAATCCCTGCTTGTTTGCAGGCGTGCAAGCTTCTGCGTAAGCTCTGCGGTTTTCTTCTCTGCGGCCTTGGCATCCTCCTTGAGCTTTGCGCCCCAGGGTTCGACATCCAGCGCGTTCCCGTCCTTGTCATAGTCTGTCGTGGCGTAAATCGCCTGCGCGTCGCCGATCCTTACTGGGCTGCCTTCCGCCATGCTCTGGCGGAGATGAGAGGGATTGCCGCGCCCACGGTCAGAAGTGGCGGGGGCAGCGTGGGCGACGGGGGCCTGTGTATTAATACCATGTGCTTGTCTATAGGCGCGTACTGCGGCAAGAGTGCTGTCGCCAGAGCTGCCGGTGCTTTCGCTTGTAGGCGTTTGGCTTGCAGAACTTGGTTCGGACGATGAGACGCCATGTTCTGCACGATATGCACGTACAGCGGAAAGTTCGTCTTCATAGCTCATAACGAATTACCTCTTCATAAATTGTTTGCGCGACGTATTGCTTCTGCCACCTGCTCATCAGAGTAGGCCGGATTCAAAGCCATAGACCAAGCCTGATCTCTTTGCGCGCCAGCCCAATCATAGCCACCGCCGCCGTATGCGCCGAGTGCGGAACCGGTATCGTTGATCGGTCTGCCCGCAAGCAGGTTGTTGTACTGCTCCTGCGTGATCGCGCCCATCATGAAGGCAAGGCGCGGATTCTGCGCCGCCCAGCTGTCGCGCATCTGGTTTGCCTGCTCCTGCCCATAAATCGCCGCGTACCCGGAGAAGTCGCCGTAGGAAGCAAGAGACTCCGCCCTCTCCATGTAGCGGTTGTACTGATTGTTGTATTCGTCGAAGAGCGCCGCCGCCCGCTTGTAGTCGTTCTGGGCAATGGCCTCGTTGATCTGCGCCTGCGTGTTCCGGCTGATGTCGGCAATGTTCCGGTCAGCCTCGGCCTCCGCCTGTGCCTGCTGCCCGCCAAGGTTGGCCTGCGCCTGCTGCTGCATCCCCATCATGGAAAGCTCAGCCTGCGATCTCGCCCCGGTGTTGATGCCGCTGGTCATGGCACCCTCCAGGAAATTCCGGCGCTGCCTCTCCCAGTCCACGGCAGAGGCGTCCCGCTGCGCATGATAAAGCCCCGCGATCTTGTCCCGGTTGGCCTGCGCGTCGGACAGCGCCTGCGCGCCGCTCTCTTGCAGGCCGATCTTCTGCGCGTTCAGGTTTGCGTCATACATGTCGTTGATCGCCTTTACGCGGTCCTCACCCATCAGCCCGCCGCCGCTCTGCGTGGTGGTGGTCGTGGTCTGCGTCACGGCGCTGCCGCCGTTCGGCTGTACGCTCTGGTTATATTTTCTGGTCAGTTCATCCATATCGTTTACCTCACCATCTGGTAGTCCACTCGAAGCCGATCCCGTTTCCGCCGCCGGAAACCCAGTCGCCGTTTGCGTCATAGTAGCCGCCGCCGTCTGCGGCATATACGTCCACGATGTCCTGGCTCATGCCGGGAATGCCGTTGCGCAGTCCGGCTTTCAGATCGTCATACCGCTGCTGGGCGAAGGAGGCCATCGTCGGGTTTTCGTCCACCAGCAGGTGCGAAGCGAGGCCGTAGGGGATCACCGTCTGACAGATGTAGTCATCCAGGTTGATGTAGTCCTCCAGGCTCTCCAGCGGATAGAGGACGGGCCTCTTGCGGTCATTGCGCTGCTTGTAGGTGTCGGAGTAGGGGTAAAGCTCCCCTTGCAGGATGTTCAGCAGCGGCAGCGTTTTCCGCTTGTACTCCTGCGAATCGGAATGATCTGCCTCGCCGTTGTCGTTGAGTTCGTCGATGAGCGCCATCGTGTGCTCAAAAATCCACTGTCCGGTTGTAGAAGCCATAGTATTACCTCACTTGTAAAACGGGGCGGGCGCTGTGGCCCGCCCCTTGTGGTTGGTGTTGGATTATGCGACGGTGTACTCCACGATACCGGAGTTGAGCAGGCCGGTCTTGTAACCGTAGACCTTGATCTTGGTGCCGGAGGCGGGAGCAGCGGTAGTGCCGCTGGTCAGGGTATCTGCGGTCTCGCTGGTCTTGGGGTTGCTGCCGTCAGTGGTGTACTTGAAGGAAGCGCCTGCGGTAGCGCCGGTCAGGGTCAGCTTGGAGTTGGACACGCTGATGGTGCCGACATCAACCATGGCGGCGGCGTCCTTGCCGTAGACGAGAATGCCGTTGGCCTTGTTTGCCAGCACGAAGCTGTCGTAGCGGGTCAGGCCCTCAAGCACAGTGCCGTAGATGCCCTGTACCTGATTCAGAGCACGAAGCATTTTGAGCTTGGTCGGGTCGGCGGTGGAGCGCTTGTACTTGATCATGAACTCGACGCCTGCGGGCATCCACTCGTCAGGTACGGAGACGATGGGCAGCCCGCCGAGACGTGCGCACTGGCCATTCACGAGAGCTTTGCTGGTGAATGCCTCATTGTAGCCGAGCTCTTCGGCAAGCTTGGTCTCAACCGCCATGGTCTCGGTGATGAAGCACACGCGACCGTCGCGGGGGACGAAGCGGTTGTTAAGCTTGCTCTGAGACTCAAGCAGGGCACGGACGATGGTCTTGTTGGTCAGAGCCGTGGTATTCAGAACAGTGAGACCGGCGCCGTCAGCCCAAGTCTTGAGACGGTACTTGTCGATCTCGGGCACCATGACCTCATCCCAGGTCTGCTTGAGCAGGGCGTTGGCCTTCTTGATGTTCTTCTGATCCATGCTGGTAGTGCCCTCGATAACGCCGGAGAAGGAACGCTTGCGCTGGAGCGTGTAGGTGTTCTTCTCGTCGCCGATGTTGGCGGGGGCGGTGCCGCCGGTGAAGCGGTTAACGCCGGTGGTGGTGTAGTCCTGCACGGCCATGTTGTCGATGGTGAACACGACGATGCTGTTTACGCCGTCCCAGCTGTAGTCATGGCCGCAGTGGGCCTCGGTCAAGGATTTCTGCTTAAAGCGCTCGTCAAGGCGAGTGCTGTATTCGGTCATCAGATTGATAGGCATTTTTTATCTCCTTATCAGTAGTCGTCCTCATCCCAGAGCTGCTGAATCAGGCTCTTGCTGCTGGTCTTTCCCGAACTGTTCATGCTGCCGGGAGACCGCGCTGCGTTCTCCTGGTTCTTCTCCAGGGTGGCGATCTTGTTCCTGAGGCTGGCGATCTCGTCAGCCTGCTTCTGTCGTTCGTAATCGCGGTAGGCACCCACAAGGTCGCCGGTTTTCTTGACCTCTGCCCACACGGATTCCGGGATTTCCTCCGCCTTCACGTCGGGGTAAAGCTGCACGAAGCGCTGCACAGCCTCGTTGCCCTGCGGCTGGTCTTCCCGCGCGGGCTCCTCCTGCTGCGGCTGCTCCGGGTGCATGATCTTCACCTTCGCTACGGCGTCCGTGTAGGAAATGCCGTCCTTTTCGGCAAGCATCCTTGCGCGGGTGTCTGTGATCATCGCCTCGATGGACGGGAACTCGCCCTTCAGCTCATTGAGGAAGCTTTCGTACTCCTTGAGCTTCCCGTGCTCCGCCTTCATGCTGTCCCGTTCGCCGCGTATGCGGTCATAATCAAGGCCCTTCTGCGCGAGGGCTTTTGCCTCCTCGCGGTTCACCTTCTTCACCTGGTCCATGTGCTTCAGCTCAAGGAACTGGTCTGCTTCCTCGCTCTGCTGCTCCGGCGCAGGCTCTTCAGGTTTCGGCTCTTCGCCCTTTTGGTCGTTCTCCGGCTGCGGCTCCTCCGGCTGCTGGTCTGCTTCCGGCGTTACCTCGTCAGTGTCGCCCTCGTTGTCGTTTTCCTCGGTGGCGTCTGCCCATTCTGTGGGCCATCCGTCCTCGTCGGTTTCGACATCGGTCTCTGCTCCTTCGATCTGGCTTTCGGCTTCCTCGACTTCGGGAGTGATCTGGTTTTCATTCATGCTGTATCCTTTCTCCGGGCTATGGTCGGCCCGGCTTCCCGCTATGGTCGGCGGGAGAAAATAGAAAAAGGCCGTAAACAAGCGGGAAGAATCCCCCTTGCCTACGGCCTTAATCGCCCTTACGTGTTATTCGCTTGTATTCGCCTGGTTTAACCGCCTGTGCTGCGTTTTGCAGCGGCGGACATGTAATTTGTCACCCGCAGGCGACTCGCCCTCATACGGCCTTAAAATCAGTGGTCGTGTCCGTCTTTGTTGTACTCGGCGGTACTGATGCACAGTACCGCGCCGAGGAAGGTACAGATCACGGTTATCGTCGCAGGGATCTGCGAGGAATACGGGAGAGTCCAAATCTGGCTCAGCCCCGTGTACGCCGCCCCGATTGCAGGCAGCACGATGATCACGATCCACTTGAGGGTGTCATAGACCTTGTTAGGCAGCTTCATGATGTTAACCTCCATGTGCCTTCTCGTTCAGGTGTTTTTCGATCTTGCCCACCGCCTCTGAGACAGGGCCGTTGCAGCCCTGCTCCTTGAGACCCTTCAGGCAGGCGAGCACGCCATAGGTTAGGATGGCAAGCTCCTCCTGCATGTCCTTGATGATTTCGTCCTGCTTCTTCTGTCTCTGCACGAAATTGTAACCCCTGTTGTAGTATGAGATGATCGCGGCAATTGCGGCGAGTACACCGGCAATCGCCGTGAGGCTCTGCCAGGAGAACGTGACTGTTGCGGCTTCCATGACGCGCCTCCTTATCTTCCCATGTAGAGCGCCTGCAAAGCCTTGACTTCGCTGCTGTGCTCGATCTGCTTGTCGTGCAGATATTCGTACACGGCGAGCATGGCGGCAGGCGGCTCGCCGTTCTTCTCCCTGTAGCCCTGGATGATCTGCGTAACAGCGCCGTGGAGCTTCTGCATATGGCCCATTTCCTCAGTGCTCAGCGTGTAAAACAGGCTCGCCAGCTCCGGCATATCGTCCTTGTGCTTGAGAGCGCATTTGATGTACTTCTCGGCGTCGTCGATTTCCTCAGAGATCATTTCGGACAGGCTTTTGATGATCTTCATGTTTCTACCCTCCTGAGGGGGAGGATGGAGTTATGAAGCTCCATCCTCCGGGGATGATTACGCCGCCGCAGCCGGGGCGTTGGCAACCCACTTGCCCATCGTGGACAGGAGGGTGTTGAGGATGGTGTTGGTCTGCTGGGCATTGGAGTTGTCGATGCGCTCAGAGTTGTACTTCTCAAGCAGCGCGTCGTACTTATCCTGGAGCATCTGCGTCTTGATCGAGCAGCAGCAGCTTTCCATCTGGAAGCCGAGCTGATCCATCTTAGCCCGCAGTTCGCCGAAGCGGGACTCTTCGTTGAGCTGGTGCGTGAACATCTGCTGCTGGAGAGCGCCGGTCTGCTCATTGATCGCCTTGTAGGTTTCCAGGTTGTTCCTCTCACTGGAGAGAAGGATTTCCTTCTGGCCCTGCTGAAGCGACTGGTTGTTCACCGCGTCCTGCACGAACTCCTTGGTCGCCACATCGGGGCCGGGGCCATAACCGCCTCCGCGATTGCCGCCCCAACCGAGGCCGCCGCCGAACAGAATGGCGATGATCAGGAAGGCACCGAGCCAGTCAGAACCGAAAAAGCTGGAACCACCGTTAGAATTCATTTGCTTGTACCTCGTGAAAATGTATTTCAAAACTTCCGGCCGGAAAGCTTTGATCTCTTACTTGGGGAGCATCGGGGAAACCACGTCGTCCAGCTTGCTCTTGAGCTGGTCGATGTCTACATTGTTTTTCTTGGCGAGCTCTTCTGCGCTGCCCATCAAATCTTCAAAGTTGACTTCCTTCATCGACGGGTATTCGTTGGCAAGCCGTTTCAAAAACGCCTGGGCGGGCTCGCCGCGAAGCGCCGCGCCGATGGCCTGCATCATGATTGCCATGCCGTCAATACCTCCGGCGCTGCCGCCGGACATCATCTGAAGAATGGGATTCATTTCGCTTCTCCTTTGATCGCACTCAGCAGGTCAGCCTTGAAGCTTTCAAGGTCTGCCTGTGTCACATACTTCGGCGGCTCCGGCTCCTCCTCCATCGTGAACCGGCCAACCATCATCTTTCTGGGGCTTTTGCCTTCCTTATCCTTGGTGATCACATAGAAAATGCTGTCGCTTTCATCAAGGATAACCTCAGACTCACCGGGGGAAAGCTTGCGCTGCGCTTCTCGTGCCTCCTCGATGCCGTGTGCCGTCCGGATCGTTCTCGGCGGCTGTACCGGCGCTGGCAATGCGGCCTGCTGGGCGGGAGGAGCTTCGGGGACGGCAGCGTTATTCACCTGCGACATCAGACTTGCGAGCTGGCTCATCATGTTCTGAATCTGCTGCATCTGCATCTGTTGTGCGTTCATTTGCTGCCCTCCGCATACACACCGTTTTTGACGTATTCAGAAAACGCCTGAAAATCGTCAAGGAACTGCTTGCTTCTGTAGCCGGTCGGCTTGTCTCCATAGCCTGCGTACAGCATCAGCATCTGGAGCGCCATGATGATCGGATCAGGTTTCATGTCTGCGGGAATGCTCGCCCCCCCGCCCTTGCCGAAATCGTCAAGGGCCATCTTCGCGTACTCAAGCCGCGTTCCGAGGTTCTTCACCGACGGGTTTTCGTAGATGGCCAGGACAATCTGCGTGCATACCATCAGATCGTGTGACGTAAACAGCGTCCGCCGAACATCGGCAAACTCCGGTTCCTCCGTCAGCTCCTTGATGACGAAATTCACCTGCATCTCCGCGTCCGCAATGGAGACACCGCACGCACGGGCATAGGTCAGGAGCTTCCGCTTCCGGCTGGCAAGCGTCCACTGGCAAAGCCCGAAGCCAATGCTATCAGTCACAAAGTCCCGCGCCCCGGCGTCCACCTGCTCCACATACTGCGCATCCGGGATACCGTAGGAGTCCTGTGCGTTGTCCGGCCTCATGGCGCTCTCTGCCGCCATATTGCCGATCATCCCGCAGGCTCCTTCGGCGGTCATCCCGGCAGCACGCAGCCGGTCAAAAATCTGTCGATTGGTCATCGTCTTACCACCTCTTCTTGATCTCCGCGAGGACAATCAGCCCCACGACGATTCCCCCGAGCACAAAGCCCAGGAGAAAGCACTCCCACGCCGGGATGATCGCAAGATCGGAGAGCCATTCCCACTCGTATGTCATCTTAGTCCTCCTCTAATAGTCCGCTGTACGCCTTCTCGTCGTCATCATCAGGCCGGAGAATATCCGGCCAGATGATGATGTCAACTGTTGGGTCTTCGTATGTGTCGCTCATGTTTCAAGGTTGATTCCTTCAAAGCAGAGAATACTCAAATCATTCGTGTCAAAGTCTCCCGGCGAGATATTGGAATCATCCGTTTTCCCAACAACATACCGATAACAGTGACCGGGAGTCGGCGCAAACGAAAATTCGTTCGTGAACCCGGTTGTCGAGCCGATATATTTATCTGTGTCTCCGGTATCGCTTACTGTGTATTCCCTCACCGTGAATTTGTACCCGTCAGAGCAGGTCACCCGAACCTTAGAATATCCGTCGTATTTTTCGTACCCGGAACTGCGGATTCTGGTGTCGCTGTCCGCTGTCCAGCCGCCTTTCGCATTGATCGTACCCTGCAACCAGCCTCCGATATGCTGTGTCTCCGGCGGGAGAAATGCGGTTGCTTGCCTTGTCTCACCTGAGAGAATGACATGATTCGCATAGTCGTAACTGATCGTGTCAGTATGCCTCATGAAGCGGTCGTAATCTACGCCAACCTTGACGATCCTGATGACTTTTGCATAGGTGTCTATGCCAACAATATTGAAATTATCCGCGGACTTGGAACCTGCCATTCTCGACTCGACATATGTCCAGGCATAGGCAGGGCAGGCGGCAGTTCCGACGGCGATATCAAGCTGTCTCTGGTGCGGAGTAACCCGCGCGAACATCTTAAAATGCGTATGTCCGTGAAGCCATGCAATGAAATTTCCACCTGCATCAATGAAATCATCGACAGCATTTGTATAGTCGTCAGAAAAATTCTGTGGATACGTAGACGATGAACTGTCCTGGTAGTTGTTGCCACTGTAGGTCTCTGCATGCGGAGCATCGTCCCACGGCGTATCATACGGAGAGAACATCCAGTGAGCTCTGCTATGGCCAGCTGCAAGCACGTCATATCCCGCAACTCTTGCCCCTTCGAGCGTTTCGACAAACCATGAAAGCTGATCCGCCGTCTGGTGCATGATATCCAAAACGATAAGACGCACTTTGGAATCCGCGTAATCCTTGTAGTAGTAGGTTTTCCCTTCCACGGACGAGACGCCCCACTTGGATATGTAGGGGGCCATATATCGCTCATAGCTTTGCTGCATGTCTGCGCCGATCCAAACATCACCAATGCGAGTATCATGATTGCCAATCGTATTCAAGATGGCGTCTGCACCTTCTACCTCATCCCAGTATGAAAGCCCTTCTTCGTATGAATCTATTACAGAATCTCCGGTATTTAAAATATCGCGGATATAGGAAGAATACGCATTTTTAAATTCCACGATGTTTTTAAGCCGGTCTTTGTCGCCATGGACATCGCTGAAATGCAGCAGGACGAGCGGAGTTCTTGCCAGTTTGGTGCTTCCTGTACGTGTGGGCCGGATGATCTGATCCAGTTTGCATTTCATGCTTTTGGGGTCGTTCAGCTCTACAATCGACTTCTGATATCCGCCTTTGTACATAAGCTGAAAAACATCGTTCGGATCAGTTCCCGTGACATCGGAATCGTCGATTTTTCCGATTGTAAAGCGATAAATATACCCGCGCTGGATGGTCAGCGTAGTACCGGCAGTTTGCAAGCTGCTATAATGGAAAACATATTGATATGCGCTGTCGTAAACAAAGCAATTCCATTTCCAGCCTTCCGCGATAACAACGTCAATCGTGTCGTCTGTCTGACTGTCGAGCGAGATATCCGCCGTGGAGAATCTTGTTGTAGACAAAGCCCCGGTATTTCCACCGGTCGCATTAATAGAATTCCTTATCCATGTCAGCGGAAGCGCGCTTATACGTCCGGCCTGTTCTCCAAGGTCGCCTACGATTTTTGTATCTTCATTGATCTGGCTTTGCGTTTTTCCCCGGTTTCTGTCAAAAACCGTATCGGAATCCCAAATATAACCAGTTGGTTTAATAATTTTATCCATACTTTACCCCCAAACAATCCCTTTTATTGTAATAGCAGACGCAGGAACTTGAGCAGGCGTAAAATCGCTGTCATCTGTCTTCGCTAACACAAACCTGAACTTTTCTACTGTGGATGGCGTAAAAATGTATTCGCCTTGAGCTAAGTTGCCAGCAGGCATGCCATATAAATGTGCATTGTCTGAGCTTCTAAACACACGAACACCTAACGCAAAGCCATTAGCGATTGTAATTTTAACGGCATTTTTACCAGAAAAAGTCATGTAACCGCTGCTCCTGACCCTATTGGTTGCGTCCTCATTTGCTCCCGTAGATCTGTTTATCATGCCTTGCAGCCAAGTCGGAGAACTGATTGAGCTGAGCGTCGCAGGCAGTTCGCCTTTATATGTTCCCGTCACACTCGCAACTCGCCCGGCAGAATTGGCGTCGCCAACCTGAACAGTCACGCCGCTCTTGATGTTGGCAGCCGACAGATTTGTAAGCTTGACCGCCTTGATTGTCTGCGCACCGGTCAGGTATCTCCCGGAGCTGATTGCCTGGTCGCTGGTGGACGGATAGTATGTCGCGGCGGCTTTTTCCGTCATGCTTCCGGTGATCTTGCTGCCTTTGGCGTAAGCGGTTTTCCCGTTCCTCAAGTCGCTTGCTGTTGCCGTCGCGTCTGATGTGTCTGTCCCTGGTTCGAGTGTCCCGGTGCCCTGTGCTCCGCTTTTGAGATGGAACTTTTTCCCGCTGCGGACATCGGCGGCCGCCACGTCATCGCCTGTCAGGTCAATCAAGGTCGTGCCGCCGTACACGACCTTGTTGACGTTTGCATTGCTTGCCATTGGCGATCTCCTTACGCCGCGATGGTGACGGTCTTGCCTCCGGAGGCGTTGTCAGTCTCGGTGTAGGGGATCGCGGCTACCGTCACCTGGGACAGGCAGTTATACGTGGGGGAGTCTGGCGTCACGACCTGCTGCGTTTTCGCCGGTGTGACGGTTTTTGCCTGCGGCTTGCTGTCCTCGCTGCCTGACATCGTGCCTGTGACGCCGAGCACGGTGATGCCCTCGCGGATGTTCGCCGCGATCAGCTTTGCCTGCTCCGCTGCTGCGATGCCCACCTTGCCGCTGCCGTCATGGTAGCCTGCCGGAACAGTGTACTGGCCCGTCTTTGTGCTGATGGTGCCGGAGACCGCGCCGTTATTCGGCATGGTGCCGGTGAGCTTTGCGCCGTTTTTGTAGGCGGTTTTGGTCGCCAGAATCTCAGCCGCCGTCGCGGTGGCATCGCTGGTGTCTGCGTCATAGGCGCAGGAGCCGGTGCCGGGTGCGCCGCTGGGGAGGTGGAATTTCTTGCCGGAAAGGACGTCACTTTCGGTCACGTCGTCGCCGGTGAGGTCGATAAGCGTGTCGCCGCCGTATACTACCTTGTTTACGTATTCGTTTGCCATGATTTTAGCCTCCTATCGTGGCGGTCTTGCCGCCTTTCTGGTTTGATACCTCTGCATATGGGATTGCTTGTACAACAACATCTCTATCGAGATAATTGCCCGCTGTGTTGAGCGTGGTCGCGGCCCCGACAAGGGGCGTCACGCTCCAGGCGCTTTCTGTCGGCTCCCAGGTCGGCAGATCGGCCCATCTCGCTCCGCCTGGCGCGGTTGAATCCTTGACAAGGTACTGCCCGTCTGTGCCGCCGTCCGGAAGGGAGCCGCCGCCTCCGCCGCTATCGCCGCTGCCGGAGACGATGTGCCAGGTGCCGCCGTCCCCGTCCTCAATGGGGATGTCGCCCTCCGCTCCGGCTCCTGCCGGCGCATGCCAGAGGTTCCCTTCCTCGTCCTCGATGACGATATCCCCATCATCGCCCGCGCCTGCGAGAAAGTGCCAGGTGTTTCCCTGCTCGTCCTCGACGATCAGACCGCCCGTGTCTCCGCCTCCGCCGCCGGTGACAAGCGTGACCCTGCCGTCATCGCCGACCGCGAGGAACTTGCCCGCGTTTTCTTTGCCCTGTGTGATGGAGACGAAATACGATGGCTTTGCAAGGTCGATTTCTTTCTTTTCCCATCCGCGTGTGCTGCTGAAGGCGCAGACATAGATTCGGCTCTCGTCTTCCCACGAAAACGGCGAGAGCATCGCAAAGGTGTACTCCCCGCCGATGTATCGGATCAGTCGGTAGAACACATAAACGCCGAAGGGGATCACGTCTTTGACAAGGATCAGCTTTCCCGCTTCGTATGCCGCGTCCAGCTCTTCCTTCGTGGTCGTGCCGTATTCAGCGATAAAGCTGGTTTCGTCCAGAACATCGAAGCTGTGCGGTCCAATCGCGTCCGTGATCGTGATCCTGTGCCCACCGGGAATATCTTCGACTGTGACCGTCGGCGAAAAGCCGTCATTGCCTTTGATGTAACCCATGTTCGGGATCTTCACCTTGACAGGCTCTGCGTCTTCCAAAATCTTCACATCTACTGTGGGCATCTCAGGACACCTCCTCGCCGTTGGCAAACAGTGTCTGGCTCATTCTGACGCGCACAAGCGGCGTATAAGGATTTATGTCGGTGCCGTAGTAGTGGATGCGTGTGTCCACGATGAACATTTCTTCCTGCTGGAATAAATAGCTGTCCTCTCGGCTGAAATGGACAAGGATAATATGCTTGCCATCTACGAGAACGGCGTCGCGGCTTTCTCCGTCTCTTGACCAGTATGCAGACTTCAGCGTGTCGCCAGTCTCCGCCTGCTTGATTAAAATTTCGATTGCTTCTATGCTGTCGAAGTTGTCGTCCTCAAATTCCAAAGGAAGGACAAATACGGTTCCGGCTTTAAATTTTACGCTCATATTGCCTCCAAAGGTCAGTAAACTCTTACCTTGCTCACATCGGCAGAAACATCAAGGGTATCTATCGCAACACCGCCTTCGTCTAAGATATCACCGGCTGCGTAGAGGACAACACAATATGTCTTGCTGTCATCCAGCTCGGAAATATCCAGCGATGTTGTCTTATCGCTTCCCAGCTCAAGATCTATAGCGGCGACGGGTGTACCGGAATATATTGTGCCAGATTCCACAACGCGCACCTGGGCATGGCCCGCATAAGGCAAGTTGCTCTGACTATGGCCTGTGGTTGCGATAACTTCCAGCGTCTGCATTCCGGAGAGAGATATCGCGTTTTTCAGATACCCGTATGCTCTTTTGCTGCCAAAAGTGACATCCCCGTGATCCCCACGCAATTGAATCGTGCTGCCTATAGAGGCATAGTTCTCAGGTACCGCCTCCCAGTTCTCCGCGCCGTCTCCACTATCAAACAGGTCACGCGTATACACCATAATGAGTTTTTCCACTTGACCGGCGGAACTGATAACCACATCCCGTGTTGCGGTATTCGTCCCGTCTGTGATCGTGACTGCCCAGGTCCCGGACTCCGGAATGAGAAAACAGTAAGCGCCGTTGTTGCTTCTGGCCGTCAGCATTTTCGTGCCCTTCGCAGCGGTGCAAGTGCTGTTCGCCGGGTAGGACACGGCAATCAGCGCATAGGCGTTATTGACGGAGCCGCCCCGTCTCATCAGAAAAGCTTCACTCATTTCTTCACCGCCAGTATCTTGATCTGGAAGGCCGTTGTCGGCTTCTCAAAGGCGTACAACGTGATCTTGCCGTCAGCGCTGACAGCTCTGTACACCCGCCCCCATGCGTCCAGCTGATTCTGAATCACGTCGGTCGTGCCGGACGGAGCAAGATCAACCGTGATCCTGTCCGCCTCCGCAAGGCCGGTTACGCTGACCTCCTGTGAATAGGGAGCGGCGTTCCCGACCCAGGTAGTCCCGACGTTCGCCGTATAAACGGTGCTCACCGCCCCTTCTTCGATCTTCTCTCCGGTAACAGCGCCGGCGCCGAGCTTCGCCGTCTTGACTGCGCCGTCGGTAATGTCCTCTGTGTCTACGGTGATTGGTCTGCTTTCAATCGCAGATAAAAGCGCGTCGATGGCTCCCTGTACGCTGACGTTGATTCTCTCCCCGTTTGAAAGGATCGTTGCGCCGATGTTTGCCGCTGCGGAACTGAGGCCCAGCGCATCAACAAGCGAATTGATAAAGGCTTTCAGCCTTTTCGGGCCTTTGTCAAACTCTGCTTTAAGCTGCGTCGCGGTGAGCGCATCTGCGCCGACGTTCGGCGTGTCGCTCAGCTTGGAGATGTTTTCCACCTCTCCCGTCATTTTTTGAAAAGCCATACCGTTACCTCATTTCGTAAACCCGGTGAATCTGACGCGAATATCGGCAGATAATACCGTGCATCTTGTACCCGGATTGTTGCTTCGCAGGATTAGCTTGTAAAAGACGAACTTTTTCGCCTTGATCTTTTCCCTGTAAATCTGCGCATCGCGTCTCTCGTCGAAGATGAACTGCGAAAAGTCTATATTGCCGAAGCTGAATTCTGCTGCGCCTGTGCTGATGATTTTGGAGTCGCAGACCTTTTTGTCTGTTTTTACACTGACGTTAAGCTCCGTCATGCTCTCCGGCTTTACGCCGACAAAGGTCATGGCGGAATACTTCCGCATATATTCCTGGCCGAAGGCCATGGAGCCGGATTCCCAGTATGCCGCGATGGGTTCCCACCCATCTCCGAGGTATTCCGTACTCAAATGCTTGATCTGCCCGCCCGGTGTACCGATATACAGCTCATCCCCGATGTTCGCCATGCAGCTCACCGGGAACGCGCTGTATTTGCTCCAGGCATCCGCCGCGTAGTTGTAGACGAGCGCTTTCCCGTTAAAGCAGATGTAATACTCCTGTGCGGAGTTGTCGTCGTAGCAGTAGCAGTCCTTCGCGCGGAACGTCTTGAGCGTCGCCCATATCCGGTCTGAGATACGCCGCGCCTGTCTCTCGTCCCGCGTCAGATTCGATGTGTAATAGCTGCTGTTGCGCCACTCGTAGAGGTCATTGCCGAAGAGTGTGTAGGGACTGTTGAGCACAAGCCGCGCCTGTCCCGGCGCTTCCATGCCGATGGATTTGTTGACAGGCGTCACATAAAACGACGGGATTCTCAGCCCATCCGCAAGCTCAGTCGCGCTTGCGGTCATGCTCCACGCGGAATCGGTCTTAAAGCAGGCAAGGCTGGAATAGTGGCGGATCATCGCCGTGATCGGTGTATTCTCATCACCGACACGCGCCTCATAAAGATCGGGAAAATACTCGGCGCTCGGTTCGCCGTTCAGCTCCATGCCGGAGTAGATTGTCCGGTTCGTCCCGTCCCCGTACAGGAAAACTCTGGTGTCCTGCGTACCGGAAAACAGCTCTGCGTACTGCATCCCTGTGACCTGCGCGCGCATCTCTGCATCCTCGCCGACATCGTAGCCGACCTCGATGCTGTTTGAAGCCTGGCCCGGCGCCGATGTGAATGTCAGCGTCGCCGTGCCGGGGTTATAGCTGTAACTCGCAGCCGGGAGATCGTCATAGCTCCCCGCGTCCTTCACATAGTCCAGGCTATCGGGGCTTTCCGGAATCTTGAAGCTTGTCCCGTTCCCGTCCGGCGACAGCCAGACACGCCGCTTGCCGCACAGCCTGTTCACGTTTTCATAGGTTGCGCGTTCATCTGCTGCGGCATTCTCCGGCGGTATGGCGATCATCACGAGCGGCCTGTAGCCGTCTACTCGTTCGATTTCTTCGTCGCCGTCCCATTTCCAATATTCGGTGCCGTCCAGGATATACGCAAAATTGGAAAAGCCGAAAATGTGTACATCCTTGTCTGTGCTGACTTCGCCGATCTCAACGGGGGAGAAGATGCCGCTGTCGCTGTCCCAGAACCGATAGAGCTTTCCGTCGCACGCGCCAAGCATGTATTCTTTCCCGCTTACATAGCCGACCCACAGCCCCTTGACGGGCAAGCTTTTGTTAAGGTCTGCCACAGTCTGCGTGCCTGGCCTGCGCTGAAGGTTCCCGTCTCGCGTTATCCGAAAGTTGTCCATGTCGGCGGCTTCGCCGTATTTCAGCTTCGTGTCGCCGTCCGGGTTCTGGTTCAGGCCCTTGAAGGCAGTGATCTGGAAAACCTTTTCATTTGTCGCGGCTCTGATAACTGCCATGTCTTACTCCTTATACGAGGCCCTTTGTATCTCCGGTCCTGTTGATGGCTCTCTGCAAGTTGCTGTACCCGCTGCCGGTGGGTACAGCCGGCTTGATGCCAAGTTCCTGAATCGCACCTTCCTGTGGCATTCCCGGCAAAGCCTCCATGCCGCCTGCTGTCGGTGGCACCTGTGCCGTCTGCATCGCGGCATCTCGCTCCTTGATCTTCTTTTCAAGCAGCGCCCGCCTGCCGGGGATTCTGTCATCCGGCACGCGCTCCAGATAGTCGATAATGTCGATATGTCCGTTGATAAGCAGATTGTCCAGCGTCTGCGTCGCCGCGATCTCGCTGTAATAGGTGCTTGCTCCTACGTCCAGCTTGAGCAGTACCGGGTGCTTCTTCAGCAGTTTGAAGTCGAACAGGACCGGCACTTCCTCCGGGACCTCAAGGTCGGGATTCATCTGCTGCGCAAACAGCACAGCCTCGCGCTCTTTGCTGGTGATGGGGGCGTCCACGTATCTCTTGCCGTAATACTCGCCCATGAACTCAAGATAAATCCTGAACATGTCTTCCATGCTCTTGTAAAGGCGGATCTTCGTCATCTCTGACGGCGTGGACGCTGCTCTCTGCAAGGCGATGATGGCGGAAGTGTTATCCGGCCTGGTGTCGCCGAGGGCAACGCTCGTTGCGCCGAGGCATTGCTCAGACTGTTCGACGGCAAGCTGGATGTACTGGCTTACCTGCGGGGAGATGGGCGCTGGGTCAATGATCTTTGCAACATTGTCCACGTTGCCGGTCACGCCGATTGCGCCGCCCACGCGGTTATCCCAGCGCTTGACGCGGGTTGCATCGTAAACCACCTTTGAAAAGGCGGCACGGAGAATGCTCACCATTGTCATCGCCCAGGACTTATTGATAAATACCTGGTTCGGAATCTGCCCCGTAATCATGGCCTGCCCGTGGTAGCAGTCGGTCACGTCGTCCCAGCTCATCCAGTTAATCGGATAGAGCTTGATGTCCATGCACGTCGGCTCTTTGATTTCTGCGTTTCTGGTGCTCTCGTAGTACCAGATTTTCCCGTCATCCGCACGCCAGAACAGGCAGATCACCGTCACAAGCCCATCGTTGTATTTCGCCTCGTCGAGCTTGTTGTTGTCCTCATCGTCCTGCGTGATGAGTTCCACGTCCTTGCTGCCGTTGGCGTCAGCGCGGAGCATGACATCGCGCACCGGTTCGCGCTTCGTAATGATGATCCACGGCTGCTTCTGCACACGCTTGTCGTTGGGGTTGCCGAAGAACACGCGGGTGTTCTCGATGATCTCAGTCACGATTGCGCCTTTGGCATCCTGCCCGGTCTCTGCTTCGGCGTCCCAATAGGTGTACATGCACCCGTCGCCGTCGATGGCAGCGTTGAGACAAAACTCATACATCAGCGCCGGGATGGAGTTGCGTTCAATGATGGCCTCGTATTCGTCGTTCACGATCTCCACGAGCTGCTTGTAACTGTTTGTGCCGACGGTGTTTGCCAGTGCCGAAGCTGTCACGCGCACATTGTCTGAGGAGATGTTTGCCGTGATAAACCCGGCGACACGCTTGAGGTAGTTAAACTGCGGCGTCGGAAGTCCGGCGGATTCCACGCCTTCCCACTGCTTCCCTATGTAAAAGTTGCGATTTACCTTGACGTTCTCTTCGCACTGGATCTGTGCGTTAAATCCAAGGCCTCGATTATAAAATTCGTAGGCGATTGCAGGCGTCGGTTTATCCTTGCCTTTGAAAAGCCCCGGAATTTTCCTGCTCATGTCTCGCCTCCTGTGTCATTCCCGCCGAATGGGTTCCAGCCAAGCATGTTCTGTAAGCCATGATCCCATTGCTTTTCTATGTTCCGTGCCGCTTCCTCAGCGCGTTTCGTGATCTCGTCCGCCACGGCCTGCGCGTCAAGGCTCCGCTTTTCAAGCTCCTGCACCTTCTCCGCAAGCTCGGTGGTTCTCTTCTCCGCGCTTCTCATGTCCAGCCGCACGTTTTCCGACTCACTGTTGAGCGACGTGGACAAAGCCCTCACGCTGTTCCGAAGGTAGGCGTATTCCTTCGTGAGCTGCGCCGCCGCGTCATAAAGCTTCTCGATGTCCAGCCGATTCGCCCGATCCCGCCCGAACAGCCAGCCGTTCATGGCGATCAGCACTACCAGCATGGAGCATGTGATAATAAAAACAGTCGTCATGTTCAAAACCTCACTTGAAAGCCTTCGCGCCGCCCTTGATCCCAGCGACGTTGATGGTCAGTGTTCTTTCTCCTGTGTCTACAGCCTTGTCGATATACCCGCCGTTGTCCGGCTGCTTCAAAGCATTAAGACAGCCGATGGCTCGCTTGTTGTCGCTCGTCATCTTCCGCGCAAGCCAGCTTTCGCGCATGTCCTGCGCCTCGTCCAGGATGTCGCGGATGCCCTGCGCAAATTCGCTGTCTCCATCGCTCATGGCCTTCAAGTCCGCCTTCGTGATACCCGCTATCTTTTTCAGATACAGCCGAAGCCCTGCCATGTCCGGGAAAATCCCTTCGCCGTCGTTCGCTTCCTCGCATTCCTTGTGGTACTGCATGACGGCAGCGCGAAAAGCTTCAACGGTCTCGATCTTCCGCTTCCGGCCTCGGTTGTCATATTTGTTTGTCGCGCTCATATGCCCTCCGTCAGGTAGCTTCCGTCGCCAGTGCCGCACATGTATTCCTCGAAGCTCTGTGCGCCTTCTTCTTCGTCGAACTCGTCAGGCGCTGTCTTCGGCGCTGCCGGCGCTTCTGCGGGCCGTGATCTTGTCACCGCGAAGTACCGCACAGCGTCAACATTGTGCGTGATGTCGTGCGGCTCTTTGGCGCAGTCGTTCGGGTTCTTCTCGTCGGCCTGAATGGACTTGATGTCCGATATGACCTTTTCGCATGTATTGAAAAAGATCATTCCCGGCAGCTTCTCCGGCGCTTTCCCTTTGTAAAGGGATTTCACAAACGGGTCTGTCAGAGGGATCGGGGCCAGCATGTCCTTCATGACAAGATGCCCCTGCACACGGTTGTTGTCGCTCTTGATGAGTCCGACATTTCCCATCATGAAAAGCTCTGCCATTGTGCGGCCTGAGTCTTTTGTCCTCGCCCACATATCCGGCGGGGCATAGGTCGCCGTGATAAATTCGTCGGGCGTCGTGTTGTCCAGGATGGCTTTCGCCGCATCTTTGACAATCAGCTTGTCGTGCTCATACGCTCTGTAGCACCACACGCGCCCGTCTTCGTCCACCGCCCACCACAGGCAGGCGAACAGGTCAAGGCCGTAGTCAAAGCTCCTGTACCGGGGCCAGTGCTTCGGGATCTTGAAAGGCCGCGTTGTGTGCCGGTTGTCCCGGAACTCGGGGAAATAGTTTCCGCCGATCGCGTCCCAGTCGCCGTATCGGTAAGCTCTTCTCAAATCCTCTGGCATGTTTGCCAGGTTCTTCAGGTACAGCGGGGAACTCTCAAGCAGCCACTTGTTGTCCTCGACCGTGGCAAAAATAAACGTGTAGTTTTCCGGGTGCTCGTCTCGCTCAGGATCGTCGGGGTATCTGTGATAGTCTTTATCAATAAACAGCCTCTTGACCCACGCATGACCGACGCCGCCGGGGTTGCACGTCAGATACATTCGCTTCGGGTAAGGCGATGTACCGCGAAGGCAGCCGCCAAGGAAGTTAAACGAACGCTCTGTGAACTGCGTCGCCTCGTCAATGAAGATCCAGTCGTATTGCAGGCCGTTGTATTCGTGTTCGCTTTCGTCGCCCTGCCAGTGACCGAACTTGATGGACGAACCGTTTTGAAAAGTCATCAGGTGGCTTGAGCCGTTGTAGCTGTACAGCTCCGGCGACAGCTCGCGCAGAATCGGGCGAATCAGGTTTTCTTCCAATTCGTTATAGGTCTTGCGCATCATCAGGATATTGATTCCCGGATTGAACAGCGCCCCGCCTATCGCTTTGATTCTGACTATGTGGCTCTTGCCTCCGCCCTTCGCGCCTAACCGCCGTAGCAGGTAAACATGGTCGTGCTATCGAGAAACTTTTGCTGTTTATCGTTAACCTCGCCAGGATTCCACAAGAAATCCTTCTTTCCAGTTTTACGCGCCTTGGCCATTAGATCACCCTCTTTCGCCTTTAAACCACAAAAAGGCCGCAGACGTGAATCAACACATCTACGGCCTCAATCGCCCTGTATCTCCCATGCGGCGCGAAGCGCCGACGCAAAATTTTATAATTCAATTCTCAAATGCTTGTGGCACCGGCTCGATTTGCAAAAGACCTCAATCCCCGCTGCCTTCGCCCCGTATACCGCCCGACCTAAATAGCTCTTGCAGTACGGGCACAGCATTCTTCCATTCTCTACCAGAACTTTCCTCGGGGCTTTATTATTTTTTTCACTCGGGTTATTCAAAACCCCGCCCCCTCTTTTTCCGGTAGCCCCCCACAGGCGGAGGGTTGCAGCTCCGCCCGTGTGGCTTTATGATGCGGCGATCCTAACCATCGTGGAAGATGGTAAACGCTCTCGCGGCTTTATAGCGTTTTGTATTTCAGGGAGGAAACCTGAAAGCTGGCTTGAGAAACACCAACTGGAACGCAAGGCCGGACTCACACCGGCACCGCCCCCGGCTATCGGCTTTCGCCTACACCCCAGCGGAGTTCTGTAATTAAACTACTCGCGTATATGGAGGCGTTGGATGGACTCGAACCATCGCAAACGTGATTAACAGTCACGCGCTCTTGCCGTCTGAGCTACAACGCCATGTGTCTATGCCTGCTTATGCCTTCGCTTTATAACATGGCTATGCTTGTTTTGTAGTGATACTCTGAAGTGTGTGGCATATGTATATATACATATATACAGGCGGGTCGTCACTTTTTCCGGCACCCCTGGGGGTCTCCGCCACTACCCAAAACAGGCACAGCAGGGGGCGGCACCCCAGCGCCCGCGCCCAGGATGATCGGCCCAGCGCCAGCCGTGATCCTTATTGGGGCATGGACAAAACGGAGCTGTCCGCCAATCGCAAACAAACCAGCCGAGGCGAGACCGGAAACCCGCATTCTTTCGTAGGTCGAATCTCGCATAATAAGTATTAAACGACATTCGCCGCGATTCTGTCCGCCACTGACGGACTAACTATCATATACCACAGTTTCCCTGATATGTCAAGCCGACGCCAACGACACACCCGCAGCCTGTCCGCCACTCACAGACACGTGTCTTTTATGCAAAGACATCTAACAGTGTATAGATTATATATCCCCCACATGGTAACATAGCCTGACTATGTATGTTATATAAACAGTGTATATATGGCATTGTTATATATAACCTATGCTTGCTATATAGACAATGTTAGGCGGGGCGGCGTGGTTTGCTATGCTGTATTGTTTACTATGTATGTATATATAACTATGTTAGTGGGGGACAGTGTTTATATAATACTACATGTAATCATGTTGTGATATTCCAAAAAGGAATACATTTCATGACAATATGAAAATTACTCATGACGCGCAACATTTTTGATTTTGGCCCCTGCCGCCGACATCGGATCAGCCGCCGGAGACGTGGAGGAGCTGCCGCCGTCGTGGCCCAGGAGCCGACGCCCGGCACCACCGGCAGCAGATCAGGAGATCCGCCACAGCCGCCACCAGAGCAAAAAAAGAAGCCAGCCGAGGCACCAGCCCCGACCGGCTTTTATTATTCTGTCTCTCTCATGAAATCGTCAAGCGCTTTTCTCATTATGGTACTGGGCGTCGTTCCCGCTGCCGCCGCTGCCGCTTTGATCCGTTCGGCGTAGTCCCGGCGGAGCCTGCACCCCAATGTCGTCATGTTCTCCCGATCCCATTTGTAGTTACTTGCTTTCTTTTTCTCGGAAATAGTCAAGCCGTCTTCCCTCCCTTCTTATGCTTTATTATATCCATCGGCGGCACGGTTGCATAGTGTCAAAATGCACAAATCAGCACGGTTGAATCTTGTGCAACTTGCCAGCTTGACGGCACGGTTTAATCGTGCTATGATTCAAAGCGTCAGGAGGGCAAAGCCCAAAACGAAAACGACAGGCCAAGAGCCAAGGAGGAAACGAAAAATGAAGCAGTTCACCAAAAAGGCATTGAAGGAAGCAGCGAAAACGTACTACAACGAAGAAGAAACCTACAGCGAACTTTGGAAAGCGGTCTCCACTCTGGTAAACCTCGGACTTCTTGATGATTCATTCAAGACGACGTTCGTCGAAGTCGAGCACGAGTTATTCAATCAAGCATAAATCCCCCGGCGGCTTGAGTGGCCACGCCTAAAACGACCACATCCCACAAGACAAAAACGAGAGGAGCCATAAAAATGAAATTCTTCACCAATTGCAAGAGCCTGGACGAGCTGAAAGCCGAGTATCGCCGCTTGATTAAGATTCATCATCCCGACCGTGGCGGCGACGCCGAGACGATGAAAGCCATCAATAACGAGTACGAGATTGCTTTTGAGCAGCTCAAGAAGCACCACAACGCGACACACGACGCCGAGCACCAGACCACAGAGACCCCGGAAGAGTTCATGGAGATCATCGAGAAGCTGATGCACATGGAGGGGATCGAGGCGGAGCTTTGCGGGAGCTGGATTTGGTGCCGGGGCAACACCTACGAATACAAGGATCAGCTCAAGGCCATGGGCTTTTGCTGGAGCAAGGCGAAAAAGAGTTGGCATTGGCACCACCCGGAGGAAACGAGCCGTCACTATCGCGGGAAATCCACCATGGAACAGATCCGCGAGAAGTACGGCAGCCAGATTTACCAGAGCAATTACCAGGAAGCAAGATTAGGGGCGACGGCGTAAGCCGTCCCCCAGATCAAGAGGGGAGATAAAACCATGCGCACGCTGATCTATTACATCACATTCTTGTGGCTTTTGAGCTACCCGGAAGTCTACGACGACGATTGAGGGAGGAACAGAAAATGAAACCGACGAAGCACGCAACGACGAATTACAAAATGCTCAAGCCCTTTTTGGACGGCTTGAACGGCGGCAGCCACCGCCGATATGAGGCCCCCGGCTATATGCCGCTTGTGGTTGAAAGACTCTATGAAGACGGAGCCGCCACGGTTTACAGCCTGACCCACTACGGCGAGCAGAACGGCGACGCCATGAGGGACCCCGACATGGAGCTGAAGATCGACCACGCCGCCGGCACCGTTGAGCCGTTGACATTCCAGAATGATTATATGCACATGTACCATCAGGTATATGTCACCCGAAACGGGCAAAAGCTCTATAGCCCCAGGTTGAGGACGGATCTTGACGGTTTTCTTTGGCAGTGGTTGAAGAACATACAGGATCAAGGCTTTTTGAAGAATATCTAAACGACATCCCGCCCCGGAGGTTACGAGGGCAGAAGGGAAGCCATGAAGAACACAGCATACGACTATTTGATGTCCGGCGCTTATATGAGCGACGGTGTTTATACGATCTGGTACAGGACATACAGACAGAGCAGCAGCAAATTCAAGTATTTTGAATCGCTCAAAGAGGCGGAAGCCTGGTGCAGACGGCAGCGCGGAAAGATCATAGCCGAGGCGGGGAGCTGGCAGATACTCGACATGTTGGAGGGGGCGCGGCTTTGTGAGCTATAAAGACTACTTGACCCGTTACGGATCGCCGACAGACAGCGCGGAGATAAGGCCATATATCTACATCACCGCGCCGGAGAAAATGACGGCCACAAAGGACGTGGTTTGGAGAGATACCCAGATTGCCGGGAGCATTGCGCAGCTTGAACACATTCTTGCGGATCTCCGCGAATACCGGCAAGCGCTGGCGGCAAGATACGCCGAGCTTGAGACCATGGCCTATAGATACACCCTCAAGCTTGAGCGCTGCCCCCATTGGCAAGGCCGGATTGAATACATCGTGACGCTGGAAAAGACGATGGAGGACGGGACGCAAACCGACGAAATGCGGGAAGTTTTCAGCGGCAAGAACCGGAAACAGGCTTTTGAGCTTTTCGCCAAGCTCAAGAAGGAGCGCCCCGGAATTGAGGCGATCCAGGACACCGAGAAAAGGCGATGGGAAAAGTAAAATTCCCTCTTGACGAGCTCCAATATTGGTGCTATTATAATGCCAGAGCGAGGGGCAAGGCCCCAGAAATAAAATACAGGAGGAAAGATAAATGAAAATCACCGATGGAAAGAAGACAGTCAAAATCCGCATGATGATCTGGGAAGGAAACGGCTATTCCCCCGATTGGAGCCTTGACTTTTTCAACGCCGGCGGTCTTCCCTACAACGACGAAACCGACACTTACACCGTAGAGGACGTTGATTACTGCATTGATCAAGCTGAGGATTGGAGAGACAGCAAAGGCGACTTCCAGGACGACGAGCCGAACGAAAACAACGCTGTCTTTGTTGAGGAAATCGAATGACCATCAGAGACTACCGCCTATCTCGCGGCCTCACCCAGCAGCAGCTTGCGGACGCCGCGCTCCTGAACCGCAGCCAGATTCAAAAGCTTGAGCGCGGAGAAATCCAGGTTGGCAACATCACCCTTGCAAACGCCGCGCGCCTCGCCGCTGCCTTGGGGATCGAAATAGACGACTTGCTAAAGTGATTGACACCGCGATTAAAAACTTTATAATAAAACCAATACATAACAGGAGGAAACAAAAATGAACGTGTACAAAATTATGGAGGAACATTCCATCGGCATTTATACGGATTACCGCTTTGTACCCGGTTCCCCGGAGTTTTCCAGAGAGGCGGACGCCGTCAAGTGGGCGGCGGATAAAGTCGGTGGGATTCTTCCCGGCTCGGAAGTTTCCACGACAAGAGTCGAGCGCAACGAGCTCATGGGATTTTTCCCCGCCGATAATGGGCGCGGCGTTGAGGTTAAGGCCTCCACCTGGTCGACCGTGTTTTGGTGGCAGTCTCGGGAGCTGTATGTGGTTCCCGTGCAAGCATAAAAGCATAATCGAATATTTATAAGCATAAAGCCGTGGGTTTACCCCGGCTTTTTCTACGAAATCTATACGACACTTTTACGACATTAGGTGTTCCGAATCGCGCCAAATGAAAGCAAATAAAAATAGCAAAAACCCAGTGATTTCAACGCTTTGCATTGATTTCACTGGGTTTTCAGATGGCGGAGATGGAGAGATTCGAACTCCAATCAAATCGGCCTATATCAGCCGTTTCCGCGATTTGTACGACACATTTTACGACATAGCTTTTATATACTCGTTTACCTGGTCTCTGACCGTCTCTTTATGCCCCTGCTCGATCTTGGTATAAATATCCTGAGTGACCACGACGGAGCTGTGCCCCATGAGCGCTTGTGCATCTTTGGCGTCGACTCCGGCGGAATGCAGCAGGGAAGCGAACGAGTGCCGGAGTTGGTGAGCTGTGCAGCTGATCCCGGCAACGGCGCGGTACTCGTCAAGCATGACCTGAAAGCGGCGCTCTTGCGGCAGGCCGTCAGGGAAAAAGACGAACGTCTCCGGATCGTCATACTCGGGCAGGATCGAGAGCACGTTGTCGTATAGATCAACGTCCCGGACGCCGGCGGCGGTTTTTGGGCTGTCCTTGATTTGCGGCGTGGGGGAATTGTACGCCAGAGTTTGACAGATGTGCGCCGTTTTGCGTTTCCGGTCTATGTGCTTTTGCTGGAGCGCTGCCGCTTCTCCCCGGCGGCATCCGGTATAGGCCATAAAATAAAACATCCGAGCTATGAGGCTGTCCGTCTTGGTAGCCTCAATCTTTTTGAGATCGTCGGCGCTTGCCGGTTCCCGCTCGACTTTGGGCTTGCCCTTGATCGTCGGCAGGTTGAGGCAAGGATTGCTTTTAATCTCGCCCGCTATCAAGGCATTATCAAGAATCCCTTTAATAATGCTTTTATGATTGTTTATGACCTTCTGGCTGTAGCCCTGGGCGGCAAGCTTGCGGAGATACGTCACGACTTCAAGCGGCGTTACCTCGTCGGCCTGCATATTGCCGAACTCCGCGCAGATTTGCCCCTTCCTCGCCCTGTATACTCTGACGGAGCCGATAGAGATTTCCGGCTCCTTCTGCTCCCACCATTCGGTGGCTACATCCTCGAAGCTTCTGACGGCATTTTTCGGGCTTTTGAGGCTATCCAGGTATTCGGCAAGCTTTCCCTCTACCTCTGCGTCGCTTTTGCCGTAGAAGTGCTTCCTTTTGCCGTCTATGACCTTTGTAAGCTCTATTGTCTTGCCGTCTGGCCGCAGCGTGTACTTCGTTTTCCGTCTGCTCATTTTCGCAGCGCCTCTATGATCTTCACGGCCTGCTCTACGTCTTCCCGTTTCGCGCCCTTTGCAAGCTTAAAGAGCATCCGCATCTCCGGCCGGTCCCGCATCTCCGTCAGCAGGTCCACCACATCGCCGTAACCGTCGCCGCTTTCCTCTGCCTCAACCGGGGCATGGGAGGCGGCTTTTTGTTTTTCTGGCTCCTGTGGCGGCTCGTCCTCGTAGAAATAGCTGACTGGCGCATCGAAGTATTGGCAGATTTTGAGAATCGTTGCCCCGTCAGGCGTTGCGCCATTCTTCCAGCGAGACGCCGCCGACCTATTAATGCCGATAGCTTCACAAACAGGACTTGCTTTAATTCCCTTTTGCTTGCACAAAGACATGAACTTGTCGTAGAAATTCACAAAAAGCGCCTCCTTGTTTTGTGATAATTGCCGAATCTGACGCTGACGCAACAAAAACTGTTGCGTAACACGCCCAATTGAGTTATAGTATCAACGTAAGCGGAATTAAACGCAACACGACCATTTGTGCTACGCTCAAATGGAACGATTTGTCCTTGACAAATCGTTATGAGACTTCGACTCCGAGGAGGTGAAAACGATCAAAACCGTCACCATGGACGGCATGAGCTGGCGCGAACGCTTGATACTCCGAAAGCTGATCAGAAAAGGCCTCGTCCTTCCGTCATCAGTTCTTGAACAGTTTGGCGATCCAGCTGGCTATTCCGATCCAGTGCTCCGCAAGAAGGCCGAGAAGAAAGCCTGCAAGGCTGCACTCAAGATTTATAACCGAGAGCTTGTAAGACTTCTGCTCAAGGATATAGCGCGACTCCTCCCGCTTCTCTGCCTTCTCTTCCTGTTCGCTTTTGGCGCTCTCGTCTCGTATCGCCTGCACCTGTAGCCGCCCCTCGCGGCTGAGTTTCCATGTGTAAGGATCATCCGAGACAATATCCAGCAATCCGAACCTTGTCAGACATTGCACCGACTCAAAACTTGCCTCTTTGGGCTTGCCCGAGTCAAACGTCAGAAGAAAAAGCTTTTCTTCTCGCGTCAATTCGACCATAGCAAAAACCTCCGCCGGGGCTTGTGTGGTTACTCTTACTCGCAATTTGAGTCTACCACACGAGTTTCCCAAAGTCAACAAAAAGTTTCAAATTATTTCAAAGCGAAACAAAACAGAAAGGGGGACTTGAAACAATGGCAAGAGAAAATGAAACCTACCGCGCCGAACTTGAGCAGATCAGAAACGTCTTCGGCATGAAGAACCTGCTCACCGTCACCGACGTAGCCAATTACACCGGCCGAAGCCGGAACTGGGTTCGGCAGAAATTCGGGATCAGCGGCAAAGACGGCATCACCGCCGTCAAGCTGGCGCATGAGCTTTCGAGCTTATGAGGCACCACTACAACGTCAAGTGCGTGACGATTCACCCGCGATCCGTGGTGCCGCAAATGCGCGTTTTCGTCTGTCCCGTTTGCGGGACGCGCAACACCGCGCCGAAAACAAAAGGCCGGACGCATCCCGGCCACATCAAAACATTTTGGTGCTGGAACTGTCAGGCCGAAACCGACCAACAGCAAATCGAGTGAAGGAGTCGAAACAATGCAGCTTATTCCCGACGATCCGACCATCGTCTCCATGATGAGGACGGGCTATCCGCCCTGGTTCGACGATGACGAACCGGATTTTGACGGCCCCGTCGCCGTATACGACCAGGAATGAGGGAGATAGCATGAACTTCAAGAAGGTTTGTCCCCGCGATTGTCCGGGGAGGGCTCCCGGCTGCGGGGCGAAGTGCCCGACGTGGCAGGAACACCGCGCCGAGGCCCTGAAGCTCTACGAGGAACGGGCGAAGCAAATCAAAATCGCCGACGTGCTGCGCGGCAGCTTCGGGAGGAGGCGGAGAGCATGACAGATACCCGCCTTGTGTTCGACGAAGAAAGACACCTGTATTTCTACGACGGACACATTTACCCCAGCGTCACCGAAATATGCGCCCCGCTTCAATCCTTCGACGTAAGCCCCGCCGTCCTCCAGCAGGCGCAGCGGCGCGGGACGCAGGTACACGAATACACCCAGCTCATTGACTATGGCGTCGAGCCTGACGCGCTGGAAGTCGAGCCGGAGCTTGCCGGTTACGTCCTCGCGTACATGCGGTTCTTGCGGGACTACAAACCGGAGTGGGACATGATCGAGCAGCCCCTTGTCAGCGTCTCCGAGCACTACGCCGGGACGCTTGACCGCTTCGGCAAGATCGACGGTCGCCCGTGGCTGGTGGACCTCAAGACCACCGCCCAGCCGAAGCGCCCCACCCGCATTTCGTGGGCCTGCCAGCTTGAGGGGTATTCCCGGATGCTGGAATGCGACATTTACCGCCGCGCAGACCTCCAGCTCAAGAAGGACGGCACATACAAGCTCTATTTCGACGATGAAACCGAAGAGAAATACAGCTTTGATGCTGTCGAGCTGTTTGACCAGCTTTTGAACATCAACAAGATCCTGAAAGGAGAAACATGAACGAAGAAGTAACCGCCCTTGCGCCGTACACAGCGGAAGCAGCAATCGCAATCGTCCAGCCGAAGGGCAAAAACTACCTCATCAACTGCGGCGGATTCGGAATGCAGACGCTCAAGCGAGATGTCGATTTCGGCGTCATTCCTAAGACGAAAAAGCCCAGCCTGTACAAGTCCGGTGCCGAGAAGGTCGCCATGGGCTACGGCCTTTTGCAGCACTACACCATCGAGTCCAAGATCGAGCAGGTGGGGAAGGAACCGATTTTCTACTACCTCGTGCGCTGTGACCTCTGCAAAATCTATAACGGTACAGAGTACATCTGGACAAGCGCTTTCGGCAGCGCCAATACCTCCGAAAAGCGCAACGGCTTCAACAGCCCCTACGACGCCGCCAACGGCACCTTGAAAATGGCGCAGAAACGCGCCCTTGTCGCCGCCGCCCTGTCGATCTCCGGCCTGTCCGACGCCTTCACGCAGGACATGGAGAATGAGGATTTCATGCAGAACGCGCAGGCGCTGATTGATACTGACAAGCCCGATTCTCCTGTCAGCACCGCCCAGATCAAGCGCCTTTACGCCATCGGCGGCGAGGCAGGGCTTACCGCCGCCGAAGTCAAGCAGATCCTCGCGGCGCAGGGCTACACCAGCACCAAACAGATCGAGCAGAAGGACTATGACGGCGTGATCGACCTCATCAAGCAGAAAGGCGAGGGGAAGACATGAGTGTAATCATCAAAGTCAACGGCCCTGACCCTCTTGTCGCTCACGCCGTCAAGCAGGGCAACACATGGGAGCTTATTCGGGTCAAGGGTATCGGAAAAGACCGGAAGCTTGTCACGCTCTGGCCCACCAACGCCCCGACCGGGATTAAAGAGGGTGATACCTTTCGCGTCACCAGCATTGAGAGTTTTAAGGTCGCCAGTAAGCAAGACCCTCGCGGCGGGTGGCACGACGAAATCTCCCTGAATGTCGCCGTGGAGAAAGTCGGCCCCATGCCGGGCACCATGAGGCAACCGCGAACCACGAACTACGAAAGCAGCGCCCCGAAGTGGTCGCCGCCTCCGAAGGAAGAGGAAGCGCCCATGTACGAGCTTGACGATCTTGATAGTGGTTTGCCATGGTGACGGAGAACTGGAAACCCATCCCCGGTTATGAGGGGCTGTATGACGCATCCGATCTGGGCAGAGTCCGCTCTGCCCCCGGAAGAATAAATTCCCACGCTCGTTATGGGAAACGCGCTTGGAAGTCACGGGTTATGAAACCGAAATATCCAGTACACGCAAGGCGGCATGACGGCAGGCTGACTCTCTGGAAAGACGGGGAGCATAAAGACTATCTTGTCGCAAGGCTTGTGGCTGCCGCTTGGCTTGGGCCTCCCGCTGATGGCATGACGGTAAATCATATCAACGGTGACTACATGGACAACAGGCCGGAGAACTTGGAGTGGCTATCCAACGGTGACAACGTGCGGCACGGCTTCAACACTGGGCTTTTTGATGCACTCAAGAAGCCCGTAACCATGGTGAATGTATCTAATCATGAAGAGACTTCCTACTCTTCCATGGCTGAGGCTGGCCGAGCAATTGGGAGACAACACGGGTATATCCACGGGGTGTTGAAGCACAAACGGGAATACGCCTACGGTGCCGACGGCACCAAGTACATTGTGTCTATTAAAAAGTAGGTAACGATGAGATGGAAAGAGGGCAATTCACATTCTATTCAAGCTTTGCCAACGCCGCAAAGCAGATCAAGAACAAATCTGCCCGCGCTGACTTCTACGACGCGATCTGCGCTTATGCCCTTTACGAAGAAGAACCCAATCTTTCCAAAATTGCCGACGCCGCGGCGATGGGCTTCACTCTTGTGAAGCCCATCCTCGACGCAGGCAGAAGGAAAGCAAAAATCGGTAAAAAAGGCGGAGAGCAGAAGCAAGAGCAAATTGAAAGCAAAGCGGAAGCAAACCGGAAGCAAGGGCAACCGGAAAGCAAGGAGAAGCCCGAAGCAAGAGCAAACCCGAAGCAAGAAAAAGAACAAGAAAAAGAACAAGAAAAAGAACAAGAAAAAGAACAAATGTTATATACTCCCCCTACCCCCTCTACGGCTCCGGCGAAAGCAAACCCGAAGCAGCGGATGGAGACCATGGTGAAAGAAACGCTTTCAGGGAGGAGCGAGGAGCTGCTTACCGCCGTCCGGGACTGGATGCGCTACAAGGCCGAGAAAAACCAGAGCTACAAGGAAACTGGCCTTCAAAGCCTGCTTACGCAGATCCGCAAGAGCGCCGAGGAGTTTGGCGACTCTGCCGTCTGTGACGTGATTCGGGACAGCATGGGCAGCAATTACACCGGCATTATGTTCGACCGCCTGCGCAACCCCCGGCGCATGAACAAGACGCAGGAAATGATAAACGCCGGGCGATGGGACGGAAAAGACCCGCGAAACATGGACAAGCTTCTGAGCGACCTGGACAAGATTTGAGAACAACGAGGAGGAAACTATGAACAACACAAACACCAACGAGAACGTCAACCTTCAGCCCGTAGACGAGTACAACGGCGCCATGGTCACCCTGCCGCTGTCCAAGCTCTTGCAGATCGTTGATGAACGGGCACAGGCAAGAACCATGAACGGCGAGTGGGAAACCAAATACTGGCTGCTCCACGCCGAGAAGGAAGCGCTGAAGAAAAAGCTTCAAGATTGGGAGGGAGCGTCGTGATCTACCTCGGCATTGACCCAGGCAAATCCGGGGCGCTTGCCTACATCACCGAGGACGGCGCTGTGAACGTGTTCAAATTTGACGATGGCTTGTATACATACACTCTGCGCCAGATCGCCGCGCAAGGCCCCGCCGTCTGCTGCCTTGAGCATGTCAGCGCAATGCCGGGGCAGGGAGTAACAAGCATGTTCCACTTTGGCGAGAACTTTGGCTTTATCCAAGGGCTGCTTTTCGCCTATGGCATCAGGTTTGAACTGGTGAGGCCGCAGAAGTGGAAAAAAGAATTTTCAATCACCGGCAACAAAAATTCTTCCATCGCCGTCTGCAAGCGCCTGTTTCCAGACGTGTCCCTTCTGCCGTCGGAGCGCTGCCGGAAAGATCATGACGGCATGGCCGAGGCCCTTTTGATGGCGGAGTACGCGCGGAGGCGGCTGAAGTGAAAAACGAGCTGTGCGAGTACTGCGGGGAACGGGCAGCCGTCTCAAAAGGGCTGTGCATGGCTTGCTACCAGCGCCGCAGAAGATACGGGAAACTTGAGTATAAGCGGGATCGCCCAAGGGCGTACAGCACCGACATTCTTGATGCCCTCAAAGAGAAGTTCCCGAAGTTCTCAAAGGTCGCCTTGTGCATGATCCGTAACCCGCAGTACGGCGTTGACCTGTCGAACGAAGCCAAGAGATACCTGAAAGCGTTGGAGGGAAATGCGAATGTTCGTAAGAAAAACTAAGGTTCGCAAATTGCTGAACCTGACGAGGCAAATGTTGGAAGATTACAAACTTCTTGAGGCTGAAAACAAGCGGCTTGAGCAGGAAAACGCTGGATTGGCCGAGGCGCTTATCGTGCTTTCCACGTACTTGGGTGAGGGCAAGGAAGATGATTGACCTGAAATCTTTTACAGTGTTGGACGGGCTTAAAATGCTTGCAATAGAAATGCGCTCCGTGGATAAAAAGTGCATAGAGGCCGAACGCTGTGCAACATGCGGCTTTTCTTGTTGCGAAACTGGTATATTGCCGAAAGATATTGCCGATCTCGCAGAACGCGCAGCAAAAATCATTCAAAGCGGAAGCTATGAAAATTGAAACACAGGAGGCAAAGAAATGTACAATCTGCCTGATGATCCTATTATTGCCTGCATGGAGCGGACCGGCTATCCGCCCTGGATGCAAGATGATGACGAGGACGATTACTTCGTGCCATTCGCAGTATATGATCCGGATTAATACGGAGGTTGCCATGACAGAACGATGGGGCTTTATCCCGAATGTGCCGCACATCTATATGGTTTCTAACCGTGGGAGAGTCTATTCAATTCAAAGACAGCGCATACTTGCCACTACAAAAAGCGGCTATGTGGTTCTGCATATTGACAAAGAGCCGGTATCTTTCAAAGTCGAGAACCTGGTCCGCTCTGCTTTCGGCTTTGCCTGCGATGCCTGCAATTGCGACAACGCTATGAACTGCTGGCGCTGCGGCTTCAATCCTGCTGTAGATGAAGCGCGAAAACGGCTTCTTCGTGAAAATGGTTTGACCGTAGAGAATGGAATCGCAACTTTTTATCTCGATAAAACCATCCTGGAAACCGGATGGTCTGACATGAGTAATCTATACAAGATGGAGGAACCAGCGAAAAATGACTGGGAATGAGTATCAGAAAGCGGCTGCTCGCACAATGAATCTTGCGCTTACGCGCGACGGGCAGATCATGCACTCCCTGCTGGGAATGTCCAGCGAAGTCGGGGAGCTTCAGGGGCTTTGGCAGAAACTTTACCAGGGCCACGCCCGCGACTACAACCACGAGAAGAAGGAGCTCGGTGATATTCTCTGGATGATCGCGGAATACTGCACCGCCAACGGCTGGGATTTGGAGGACATCATGCAGCTCAATATCGACAAGCTGAAAGCCCGCTATCCTGAAGGCTTCAAGGCGGAAAACAGCCTGCACCGCGCTGCCGGTGATATTTGAGGAGGTCTCGAAATGGCAAAAAACAAATCTGTCTTTATGACTGTCGTTGTGGCGGTCATGCTGGCGCTGATCCTCGGCGGCGCTTACAAATTCGTGAGAGTGGCGTTTTTCGCCATTCTCGCGGCGCTGGCCTGTTACGGTTATCTGCGCGGCGCTGGCGATCTCTGCCGCTGGATGGAAGCGAAGCCGAAACCGGCGAAAACCGTGGAGGCTGAGCCTGTCAATGACCCGTTCGCGCATGATGACGAGTTCGAAGATGGCAGCGCGCATTTCTCTTTTGGCTGGCTGCGTTATAAGGACGCTGATTTCAAGGAGGTGTGACGAATGGCTGAGTATATCGAACGGTCCAGAATAACTGACGTATTGCTCAACAATACGTCTCTTGAAGGATATGACCTTGAAGAAGCTGTAAATGCCATTTGTGCTATTCCCGCCGCCGATGTGAGGCCTGTGGTGCTTTGCCGGGATTGCATTTACGCTCCAATCGGGAATCATGACGGAGCTGATCTCGAATGGCCTCGTGATGATTTCCCGGAGAGGAACTCGTGCCCGCTCAAATGTGAGGATAGATGGTATTCACGAAAGCCAGCGCCGGATTTTTACTGTGCGAACGGGGTAAAAAGGAGCAGAAATGAGTAAAATAGCATGTAGGCAATGCACTTCGCCTGACTGTCACGGATGTAACATTTACGCATTGTTTATCGGTTTAGAAAATGGAAAATTTGATAGTTTCAAAAATGAAAATAACTGTGTTGATGTTGATAAAATCCGTCCTGTCATTTACTGCATGGATTGTTCTTTATGGGAGAAATATAACGGAGAAAACGGAGACATCGGTCTTGGATGGTGTGATAACGGGGCCGGAGATACTACGCACGCTCTATTTTATTGCGCAAGCGGGGTGAAAAAGCAAACATGAAAAAGATACCGTTTTGCAGGGAGTGCATATACTACTGTGGACGAAAGCAGGGAAAAGGAACATGTAATATTTACGGAACGGCAATCGTGGCTGAACATATTAAAGAAGACTTTTGGTGTGTCAAAGGTAAGTTCACACGGGAAGCTTTTAGAGAACAGCAAGAATTGGACAAATATTTATCTCGATACGCAAAAAATCCGTGAAAAAAGGTTCTGCGCTGACGGGGGAAAGAGGGAGGAAAGCTGATGTATGATGAACTGGTAAAGCGGCTGAGAGAAGCATCCAATGTTAAATATGGGAAACGTGTGAATGTTGATAGGGAATTATTGACGCAAGCCGCCGATGCTATTGAGGAATGTGTCGGGAAAACCGACACGTTCAAATGGATTCCGTTGACTGAGCGGTTGCCGGAAGAGAATGCACCATGCATCGTATATAACAAGTATTACGGCCCTATGGTTGGTTGGCGCATAGATGGTGAGCGATTCAGAATACCGGGGTCTCGTTTCCCAGACCATCCTACTCATTGGATGCCGCTGGCTAAGCTGCCGAAGGAGGAATGAGCATGGGAGTTTATATCAAGGGCATGGAGATGCCGACCGCAGGAATGTGTAAAACGATAACGATTTTCGACGATGGAGCAGTTGTCGAAGGAAATGGATCAGAAAAACTTGGCATAGCCGTCCCCGTCCCGCCGCATGGGAGGTGCATAGATGCTGATAAACTGATGCAAGAAATGCGTTTGATCATCAAAGAAAATATGCTTTCCCGTGATGATGCCAGAGAGCTGCTTGAAACGATTGGTGACGCTCCCACCGTCATTGAGGCAGAGGAGGTCGAGACATGAAGTGCAAGTATGGGAACGCTCGTTGCCTCTGCCAGAATTGCAAACGAAATGCGGCTTATGAGCATTGTCAGTCCGGCTACTGCATCGGATGTTTTGAGTGCGAGGATGCGGGGAAATCCGTACATGATGTTTACATCTGCACAGGACACGAAAAGGCAGAGGAGGGCGAGTGATGGCAAAACAGCTCTATAACTGCCCGAACTGCGCTGCTCCCATCGGTTATAACGAGCGCTGTCCGTATTGCGGGACGGTGCTGTATTGGCGTCCGTCCATCGTTGAGATAAAAACAACGCCATTGCAGGCGTGCAGGCTCCGGGCAGGAGTGAGAATAGACAGGCTTGACCTGAAGCATGTCGATGAAGGATTTGTATACAGACAGCTCGTGGAACAGCTCGAACCGGAAATAGTGAAAGCTATGACCGTCAGGCGGGACTATGATCCGAGAGACATGCAAGTGATATATCAAGCCGATCTTGTAGTGTGTAAGGAGTAGAAGGGGAAAAGACATGAGCGACGTTTGCAAATGGCTGGCAGATGAGGTGTGCGTCAACGTCGACAGCCCGTATTGCGCGGACTTCTGCCCAAGCACGGAGCACCCGCGCTGCTGCGTCTATTTTGAGGAGGATATGAATGGAAATCGAGAAGCTAAAAGAGATCCTTGATGAGCACCTGAAATGGCTGAGAAATGAAGACGGAGGGAAAAGGGCCAACCTCTCCGGGGCCAACCTCTCCGGGGCCGACCTCTCCGGGGCCTACCTCTCCAGGGCCAACCTCTCCGGGGCCAACCTCTCCTGGGCCGACCTCTCCGGGGCCTACCTCTCCGGGGCCAACCTCTCCGGG